TGACCGCGTCTTCGGCGCCGCGCTCGATGCCGGCCGCCGCGCCGCCGTCGCCACCATCAATGCGCTGCCGGCCGGCCGCGTGCTCGAATGCGGCGTCGGCACCGGCCTGTCGCTCTCTTCCTATCGCCGCGACCACCGCATCACCGGCATCGATCTGAGCCCCGACATGCTCGACGTGGCGCGCCGGCGCGTGCGCGAGGGCGGACTCGATCACGTCGAGGCGCTGGAAGAGGCCGATGCCGGCGATCTCGTCTTCGAGACGGGCCGCTTCGACGCCTCGGTCGCGATGTTCGTCATGACCGTCGTGCCTGATCCGAAGGCCGTGATGGCCGAGCTCATCCGCGTCACCCGGCCGGGCGGGCGGGTCGTCATCGTCAGCCATTTCGCCGCCGACAAGGGCTGGCGCAAATGGATCGAGGACGCCGCCGCGCCCTTCGCCTCGGCGCTCGGCTGGCATTCCGATTTCCCGATTGCCCGCATCCTCGGCCGCGAGGAGCTACGTCTCGTCGAGGAGCGCCGCGTCGGGCCGATCGGCTTCTTCACTCTGGTCGTGTTCGAGAGGCTCTGAAGAGCGATGTCGCGCCCGATCTATGGTGACCCCGTGCATGACGGCGCCGCCGATCCGACCGTGATCCACCGCGCCGGCACCGACGAATGGTGGATGTTCTATACGAACCGCCGCGCCGATCTCGGCGGCGAGGGCTTCGGCTGGATCCATGGCAGCGCGATCGGCACCGCCGTCTCGCGCGACGGCGGCCTCAGCTGGACCTATCGCGGCACGGTGGCCGGGCTCGATGCGCCCGAGCATCCGGGGCTCAACACGCATTGGGCTCCCGAGGTGATCCGCGCCGAGGGCGCCTATCACATGTTTCTTACCTATATGCCGGGCGCCTCCGACAGCGCCGCCGAGGCCGACCGCGGTATCGTCCACTTCAGCAGCCCCGATCTCGAAAGCTGGATCCGCGTCGGCGAACTGGCGCGCACCTCGCGCAACGTCATCGACGCCGCCGTCGCGCTCTGCCCGGACGGGCTCTATCGCCTCTGGTACAAGGACGAGGCCAAGGGCTCGGCGACCTATGCGCTGACGAGCCCGGATCTTCGCGACTGGCGCCTCGAAGGCGAGATCATCCCCGGCGCGCCGGACGCGCCGCCGCATGAGGGGCCGAATGTCTTCGCGCTCGGCGGCTGGTGGTGGATGATCACCGACGAATGGCGGGGCCTCGCCGTCTACCGCTCGGACGACGCACGGGCCTGGCAGCGGCAGGGCCTCATCCTCGGCGAGCCCGGCAGCCATCCGGACGACCGCCGCTTCGCCCGCCATGCCGACGTGGTGCCGCAGGGCGATCACGCGGCGCTCTATTATTTCACCCATCCCGACTGGGCCGAGACGGAGACGCCGGTCCCGGTCGATTTCCGCGAGCGCCGCACGGTGATCCATCTCGCGCGCATCGCGGTCGAGGACGGCCGCCTCGTTGCGACCCGCGACGTCGAGCCTTGGCCGCTCGATCCCGCGCTGGCGAATGGCGAGTAAGCGGACGTCAGCGAATGGTGCGTAAGAAGTGGTGAGTAGGGAGTGGTGAGTAAGGAGCCTCGCGCGGCGATCGCGCTTGACAGCCCTTCGCCGCGCTTCCTATAAGCGGCGCCATCGATGATCGCTCATCGCCCGTGGCGGGGTAGCTCAGCTGGTTAGAGCAGCGGAATCATAATCCGCGTGTCGGGGGTTCAAGTCCCTCTCCCGCTACCACTTTTACCCCCCCGAGGCTGATCCGACCCGCCCACAAGGTTCGCCAGCGTTCCGGCGATGGTGAGATCGAGCTCTCCTGATCCGTCCGCCCGGGCCGAAATCGTCACCGTCTCGATCATGTCCCTTAGGGCGTTCTTGGAATCGGACGCAGACGTTCCGTCGCCTTCGGCAATCGCTTCCTCGAGGCGCCGCAGCTGCCCATGATAGCGCGCGACCGTTGCGGCGTTCAGCGAGACGATGGCCGGCGGCCTGTCCGATCGCGCCAGCTCAAGCGCGATGCTGTCGCGCTCGGCGCGCATGGCGGGAAGCCTCTGCAGCGCGTCCTCTTCGGTGATCGCTCCTCTGATGGCGAGGTCAGTCACGCGCTGGAGCTGTCGCTCGATCGCGGCGAGCGCGCTCTCACGGTCGGCTCGGCCGCGGATCGTGTCGGACGCGAGGCGTTGGCGTTCTTCGTTGTAAACTTGAACATACCAGGCGACCGCATCCGGATCGGCGAGGCGCGAGCGCAGGCCCGCGACGACGGCCCGCTCGATCCGGCCGAGGGGATAGGGCTTCCGGTTGTCGCAAGTTCCGGCTTCCTTGGCGCGCGTACAGACGATCCGGATGCCGCCCGTCGCCCTGTCTTTCACTGACATGCCGGAGCCGCAGCAGCCGCACCGCAGCAAGCCGGACAGCAGATGCCGCGCCTTGCGGTGCAAATGAGGGCGCTCGCCACCGCGCGAAACCTTGCGTTCATTGGCAGCGCGAAAGGTCGTTTCATCGATGATCGCCAAGTGCGGCGCGGCCGAGGTCTGCCAGTCCTCAGGGGCATTGATGCGCGAGATCCGGCGGCCGGTGTCCGGATCCTTGACCATGCGCACGCGGTTCCAGACGAGCTTGCCGGCATAGAGCGGATTGAGAATGATCCCATGGCCGCGCTTTCGATTGCCATTGATCGTCGAGGCGGACCAGTAACTGCCGCGCGGTGGACGCGCGCCTTCCTCGTTCAGGATCGACGCGATCTGACGGGGCGAATGGCCTTCCAGATAGAGGGCGAAGATCCGGCGCACTGTCTCGGCTTCGTCCGGCACGATCTCCAGTTCGCCCGGCCGGCCCGGAACGGCGCGATAGCCGAACGCCCGGCCGCCGGCGGAGCGGCCGTTGCGGATGACGCCCGCCATGCCACGTTTGGTTTTTGCCGCGAGGTTCTTGAGGAAGAGCGCCGACATCGTCCCCTTGAGGCCAACATGCATGTCGGAGATCTCGCCGTCGCTGACCGTCCACAGCTTCAGCCCCAGGAAGCCCATACGCTCATGCAAGCGCGCGATGTCGGCCAGGTTGCGGCTCAGACGATCGAGATCCTCGGCGAGGATGATATCGAAGTCGCCCTCGAGCGCGCTCGCGAGCATGCGGGCATAGTCGGGACGGCCATGCACCGAAGCGCCGGACGCGTCGCGATCGGCAAAGACGCCGGCGATGCTCCAGCCCTGCCGCTCAGCATAGGTTCGGCAGAGTGCGACCTGATCATCGATGCTGGCATCATTCTGCAGATCGCTCGAAAACCGGGCGTAGATCGCCGCCTTCACCATCAGAGTGTCCCGTCTCATTTCGAGCAACAGCGAGGCGATGATCCCGCCGCGCGGCCTCGCGGGCAAGGGCGGCGACGAGCCGCGCCAGGTCATCGCTCAGCGTCGGCGGCGCGCCGGCCGGCTTCGCGAGGGCGTTCATTGAAAAGCTCCGCGCGGCAATGTGGCTGATCGGTAAACCGGCAATCCACCGACAGGAGCGCGGCGACCTGCGGAACCATGCCAGGCAAGGTCTCCAACCTTCCGCAAATTTGCGGAAGGTTGGATGCTAGGACCGTTCGCACCACGGGCGCCGCGACGCCTCGGAAATTGCTTAAATTCAAGCAGTTTTCTCGACCAATAGGGCGCGCCAAAACCCGTAAATTTGCGGGTTTTTTCTGCAGCGGATGCGGCGCGCCTTAATCCGGCAAATTTGCCGGTTTTGGCACATTGCAGAGCAAAATCTGAGAAGGGTCTCAAACGCCGCTCGCCGTCGCTGATCCGGCCGGCGAGGTCCGCGAGGCGGTTGCTGGCGGCGATGCCGGGCGCGGCCGGTTGCTCGGCCGCCAGCGAGGATGCTTTGCGCTTTGCCATGATCACGCCAGTGCCGGCTTCATAGCCCGGCCGGTGTCGAGATTGATTTCGCGGAACAGCCCTTTCCCCGAGGCGCCGACCCGTGTCCCGGTCGGAACCCCGTTCGGGAAGCGGATATCGACCGATGCCGAGCCCTCGATCTTGCCGGCCGCTCGATCCTCGCGGCGCCGCTCATGGCGGCGGATCGCGTCGCGAAGGATGGTCGCCGGGACGCGGCGCAGCCCTTCCCATTCGTTGCGCAGCGAGCCGACCGAACCGCCGCGCTCGGCGAGCGACAGCTTGGCGAGCGTGTCCTGAAGCTCCGGCGAGAAGATCGCCGAGCCGGGCAGGCCATAGCGGCGGCGGAGGTCGCGAAGGCGGGTGCGCACGAACTGGTAGCGGCCGACTGCCGACGAGTTCCAGCGGTTCGCGGGATGGCGCAGCATGCGCGTCTGCAGCGCGTCGATCTGGTCGAGCGACATGCCGACGAGATTGACCGGCCCCCCGGTGAGGCGGCCATAGCCGAGCGTCGTGTTGTAGTTCTTGCCCGTCCCCTCTGCCGAAGCGATGAGGTCGAGCATGCTGCCCTTTCCGAATGCCGCGCGGGTGGCGCCGATTACCGGTCCGACCGCGCGATAGACAGCCTGCTGAAAGCCGCCGCCGCCTCGACCGGTGCCGAAGAGCATGCTCATGCGCCGGACCATGCTCTCGGCCGCGCTCTCGCCGAACTTGCGGCCAGCCTGTGCAGCGCCCTCCTCGAGGAGCCGCGCACGCTCGTTCTGGAGTTTCGTGTAGGCCTCGCTCAGCTTGCGGTATTCGTCAGCAAAACGGGCGAAGCGTTCGGGGTCGGTCTTGTCCTTGCCGGCGGCGATCCACTGATCATATTCCGTCTTCATCTTGTCGAGGCGCGGCTGCATCGCGTCGATCTGCGTCTGCAGATATTGCTGGCGGAGCGGATCACGGTTGCCGAGCGGGTGCGACGGGCCTCCGCTTCCCCATCCGTCAGTGCTGTAGAGCCATCGCGGCAGCCAGCTCTCGATGCTCTTGTTCCAGGCGTCGCTGCGCTCCTTAGCCGCTTGCATGCTGGCGGACAGCTCGTCGATCGACGTCGGCAAATTGCGCAACAGGTCAAAGAAGAGCAGGCCCGTCCACATGCCTTGTCCAGCAGTGCCGCCGGGCTTGCCGCTGGCGCCAGGCGTGCCGCCGCCCGGCATCGTGCCGCCGAGGAACCCCTTCATCTTGCCGGCGACCTTCATCGCGACCAGGGCGCCGATGACGACCTTCCAGCCGCCGAAGGACTGCACCACGGAATTGACAGCCTTTGCGACCTCGGCGAGGGCGGAGGCGATGTCCTTCAAGTCGGACCAGAAGGCCTTGAGCGCGTCGCTACCGTCCTTCTATCCGAGCCATCGCCCGAAGGCCTGCAGCGCTGTCGCAATGTCGCCTACGACTTGCTTGAAGCCGCTGGCGATCCGGTCGCGGTTGGTGGCGAGGAACTGCGACAGATCCTGCAGCATCGGCGTCAACGTCGGCAGCACCGACACGGCCATGCGCGCCGAGAGGCCGCGCATTGCCAAGCCGATATCGCCCATCGCATCGTTGAAATCGTCGGCGGCTCGATAGGCTTCCGGGCCGAGCACGCCGAGCAGCTCGATGACCTCGGCGATGTTCTTCCGCAGCGCGTCAGGCCCTTCCGACAGGAATCGCAGCTGCTCCTGTCCGATGCCCCAGGCCTTCGCGAGCGCGGCGCGCTGCGCCGGGTCCGAGATCTTCGACAGCGCATCGAAGAGAAGGAGATATGCGTCACCAGTCGACTTGGCGCCCTTCATCTGCTGCGCCAGCATCGGGTTCGTCTTCTGCAGGAAGCCGAGGAACGCGCCTTGCCCGCTCTTCAGCTGGCCGAGACGGGTGTTGAAACTCTGCAGTCCGCTGCGCAGCGCCCCCTGCGAAACGTTGAAGCGGCCGGCGACGCCCTCAAGGATCCGCAACGAGTCGGCGCTGATGCCAATTTGGCCGGAGAAGGCCTTGATATCGTCGAGGCTGTCGACGGCATCCTTGCCGAGCTTCACCATCGCGGCCGAGGCGAGCGTTGCTGCGCCGGCGGCGGCGATGGCGCCCGTCCGCAGTGTGCGGCCGAGCATGAAGCCGAAGCGATATCCCGCGCGCTCGGCGAGCGACATATCGTGCGCGATGCGGCGGAAGGCATCGGTTCGCCCAGTCGCGCCGAGCACGGTCTGCAGACGGCGCAGCGCCGGCGTGAGCCGGTCCCGCATTTCCGCTGTCAGGCGAAGGCGCTCGTCAGCCATTGGCCGCTTCCTCCTGCATCAGGGCGAGCGTTGCTTCGACGGTACGAACCAGCGCCTCGGCCTCGAGGCCGAGGAAGTCGGCGGGCGAGCAGCCGTAGTAGCGCGCCAAGCGGCAGGCGATTTCGGGCTTATCGATATCGGGCGAGCGCAGCGCCGCGATGAGCGCCGCGTGACGGCCGCTGAGGGCGGGCGCCAAGCTAGGGGATGCATCACTCATCGCGAGACCGTTCCTCTTCAATGATGTGCGCCGACAGCGCGGCGTGCTGCAGAAGGGTCGATATCGGCTCGGCAAGGAAGGCGGCGGGGTGCGTGCCGTAGAGCTTGGCGAGCCGATAGGCGATCAGGCGGAGCTCGTCGGGCTCGTCGCCGCCGGCACGAAAAAAGGCGCCACCGCATAGGCGGCGGCAGTCCAGTCGGCCGCCGAGAGGCCCGCGATCGTCGTGGCCGGCACTGCGCCGAGCCGGGACAGCATCGCGGTCATCTCTCTCGGGTTGATCGTCATGCCGGCCTCGCCGTCGACGAGGCCGAAGCGCACCGGCATGCCAGCCTGCGCCAGGTCGGCGCCGGTCGGCTCGCGGAAGGTCAGCTGCGAGACGTTCTCGCCGTGCGCCGGAACGGGCTTGCTCAGGGTGACGGTGACGGGACCGCCAATAACGTCCGACGCTTCGCTGGTATTGGTCATGCGAATTTCCTTCGTTCGTGGGGAGGAGGCGGGGAAGAGGCGGCCCCGATCGGCGCCAGGGAGACAACACCAATCGGGGCCAGGGCGGGTCGCGATGCCTGAGCGCGACCCTCTCACCGGCGGATGATCCAGGTCCGCCGGCAATCTCGTCAGCGGGCTTAGGCGCCGGGGTTCTTGTAGAGCCCGCGGAAGTGCAGAGCCTTCACGCTGGCGTCGATGCGAATTTTGAATTCGCTGCCGTCGACGCTCCAGCCCGAGCGCTGCTCGAGCACCGGCTCGCGGTTGCCGTTGAGGTAGGTCACCTCGATGGTATCGGTGTCGGCCGGATCGGCGGCGATGTACCAGGCGGTGCCTGTCAGGCGGCCGTCGCTGATCGGTGTCGCGATGTTGCGCACCGCGTTCGGCGGCCGACCGGCGTCGCCCGGCGATGTCTCGGCGGACGTGATCTTGAGCGCCAGGTCGAGCAGCTCCGGGGGCACCAGGAGGAACTTCGGCTTGATTCCGACCCCGGTCGCGATGCCGGCCTCGTCCGTCTGCCGCGCCATCGCCGCTCGGGCGGCGCCGAGCGACGCCTCGGAGATCGCGGCGCCGGAGCCGGCGAGGTTGCCATGTGACGCATGGAATAGCGCGTTGCCGTCCTGCATCTTGGGATTGCTGGTCAGCACGGCATAGACCAGGGCGCCGAGCATGCGCTTCGCAGCGCGGCCCATGAG